GTTGTCATGCGGCTAATTTCTAGCGACATTCCAGCGGCAGGTAGTGTGTGCTTTGAAGTTGCGAAGTCAGCCGTTGGTCGGCCCGCCCGTGCAAACGGAGCTGCTAGTTCCACTAAATACTGTGGAACAACTAATCCAGCAAAGTTTGATGTATCAACATCGCGGCGCTCAATTGATTCTTCCTTTGTGTGGCGAGCAAGGCGCTCTTGTGCTGAGTAGTCACCACGAACCTGAGCATTAAAAACATCCTTTACGAATGAAACAGTTGCTTCAGGTGTGTATGTGCGTGCTTCGCGTGTGATTGATGTTCCACCAACGCGAGGTGTAATTACTGCTGCAACTGATGAGCGCATTTCTGCAACCTTTACATCTGCTGCTGCCTGTGTTGCGAACTTTTCGATCTTTGCATCTAGTGCGCGTGACTCTGTAACGAGAGCATCAACCTTTTCGGTTTCCTCTGCAGTAAGGTCGGTGCGTGATTCTGCGGCTACTGCCTCAAGAACTGCATCCATTTCTGCCTTAACTGCATCACGGCGCTCAAGAGCTACATCAAGATATGACTTTGACATTATTCTCCAATGAGTGTTGTAATTGTTTGAGGTGGTGGCAATGCTCTCCACGGCCCGAAGGTGTGGGATTTGCTCCGACTTCGATCTGCTACTTGTGCAGCAGAAACTTATTTTGTGTTGTTGATAATTGCTTGAGCAAGGCGCAGTGAAATCTTGCGGCCTTCTTCTTCAGTTGCTTCAGGTAGCGCATCAATCAAACGCAACTCTGACATTTTGTGACCAACTAAAGTTTCTGTTGGTCGGTAGCCATCACGGAATTCTTCATAGACACGAATCAAAATGGCAGGATCGCCCTCTTCGGCTGTGATGCTAAATTCTGTTCCTGGAATACCTAACACGCCTTCTTCCATGATGTGTTCAATGCGACCCTTAGCAGTTCCACCGCTTGAATCCCATTCAACATAATCGCCTACCTGCTCGCGGGATTCTTCTTCAATTTCACCTTCGGCACCTGTAAGCATTGCCATCATCTCAACGGCCTTCATAATGTAATCGTGGCCTTCGCTCAAATCTTCAAAGATAGAATTTAGAACAATCAAAGATTCGCCTGTTACTTCACGGCCTTCTTTAACTGCATCAATTGCTTTGCGTAGTGCTTCGCGTGCCTCAACACTTGTTGTTGGGTAGGCAGGGTATGTAACCACTGAAACATCTCCATCTGCTAGTGAAACTTCAGTAAGTGTGCGCTGAGAGCGATCTTCATTGTATTTTTGACGAATGACACGGAAAGCAAAACTCATTTGGTCAACATCTCCGCGCTCAACTAACTTGTAAAGGTCGCGCCCCTCATTGGTATCTGCAATGACTGCATCCATATACAAGCCACGATCATCTTCAGTAAGTGTCAGGGTGCCATTCTTTGTGCGAGCTAGTGGCAAACCTTCATGGTTAATAAGCAAGCGCACATCAGGTGTCTCACTCAAGGTCTTACGAAACGCGCCAGGGGCGATTGTTTCAATAAATGGTAGGGGAACGCTGGCCTCATTAAACACTGCAGCGTATCCGCGAAGTGTCATTGTGCCATCTTCGGCTTGTCTTGCTTCAACATCGCGCACTGTAAATGTACGGCGTTCAATCTTTTTCATTTTGCTCCTTGAGTCGGCTTCAGCATCTAGTGCATCAATCTTGCTCTGCGCCCAGTTTTGCGCTCTATCACTGAAGTTGGAATCACCGCCCCATAACAACCAGGCAACTAAACCTGCGCCTGGATATTGGGCATCTGATGGATTGCTATTTTTTGGGGCTTGTCCGTCAACCTTATGACGAGCAAACCACGGTGCCATTTTACGAACTTTGTTGTCAGATATATTTCCTGCAGCCATCTCGCGTGCTTCACGCTTTGTGCCTTCAGTTAATCCATCTCCCCCAAAACCTTCATCAAGATATTTCAAACCTCTTGCTGCATTTGCTTGCATATATTCAGGTGCATCAAACGGCATTACCCAACCTCATAAACTGATGCTGGGTCGGCTGGGTCAATCGTTGAAATCTGTTGCAACTGACTTGAAGGCAAACCAGTGTGCTTCATATCAGGCAAGCCAACTGCCTGTGTTACCGCTGCTGGGTCAAAGCCAACTTGAATCAATGCTGCAGCAATTTCGGTGCGTAGCTTGAGGCCAACATCCTTAGCATCTTCAGCATCAATGTTTTGTAGTGGAACACGGTACTGATCGCCAGCCTCAATTGGTGCCATATCTTCGTAAGCGTGAACATCGTTGAGTGAAAGGAATCCTTCACGCAATCCCTTTGTGTAAGCATCGTAACGCTCATTTGTTGTACCGCGTAGCAGTGCATCAAGGTTAAAGCGAATGAATCCATCAGGTTCAGGTAGCAATGTTGATAGTGATTGTTCAATTCGCTCCAAGATTGGGCGCAATGAATACTGAACGAATGAAAGGTTTTGTGCTTCAACTGATGCAAATGACATTGCACCCGCTACTGGATGGCCAAGAAGTGCCAATGGGATGCGGTAAATGCGGGCAATTTCTTCCACACTAAAGCGGCGAGTGTCTAACAACTGCGCATCTTGTGCGTTGATTGTTAGCGGCTTGAAGGCTGCACCGCCTGAAAGAATACCGATCTTGCCAGCGCGGTAAGGGCCAGTGTGGGTGAGGTTCCAATCGCGGCCAATGTCTGATGCCTGTTCTTCAGTTAGCTCGCCTGGTACTTCAATCACACCGCCAGGGTTGGCAGCATTGCCAAAGTATGAGGCGGCGTAAACATCGGCTGCCATTGCCGCGCCAAGTGTGGTGCGGCAGGCGGCGATTGGTGAAAGTCCGTAGCGCTGACCTGGTAAGCGGAAATCAGGGATGTGTAAAAGTTCTTTATCGGTCAGGCGTTCTTCATACACGCCTTGTGTGTCTCTCACCTTCACATAATAAATTAAAGGCTCGCCTACTCTTGGGCGTTCAATGCGCACTCCAACTGGGTCAAGCACATACAGTTCCTGAACATCGCCCATATCATCGCGCATTGTCAAGATGTAAGCGTTGCCTTCAAGTTTAAATGAAGTAACAATCTGCTCATAAAACTCAAGGCGTGTTGTTTCAGGGTTTGGTCGTGTAACCCACGCTGGTTGATCGCCATAAACAGTTGTGTAAGAAAGGCGCTCACGGCCACGGCGCACATAGGCACCGACTGGCAAAGATGAAACTGTGTCTGACAAAAGGCGCACGCAGGAATAAACCGTGGACATACGAATTGCAGTTTCTGAATCTACAGTTACGCCAGCAAGAGATTGGAATTGTGGCCGCCCTGGAATCAGCGGCTCGACATATTGATTGTTGGCAGATCGCTTAGAACCTGACCCCGCCAAACGCTTTGATAAACTCATTAGTTAGCCTTCTCTGTAATCCATACTAGAAAAACACCTGCGACAATTAAAGCTAATGGCACTGAAATCATTGCAAGGCCAGTTGTTGCAAGCGTTACGCCCACAACTTCAACTGCAACTGATAGATCAATCTTCTTCATCATGCTCCCTATACCTGAATTGAAAAGAATCTTGCAACTGGCGCTGGTGGTTCGGCTGGTTGAGTAGCTCGATCATAACCAAAGATTGAAGCAACGGCGGCATCCACCTTACGCCTGCTACTTGCTTTGGCAACCATAACACCACGGCTAGATTGTTTTGTTACGCAGTTTGCAACATGGCGTGCAAGGCGTTCATCTCCATCGTGAGTAAATGATTCATTCACAACGGCTTCGTAGAACTTTTGTGTTGCGGGTACCATATTTGCAGCACTGTTGGGGTAACTAACAACAGGCAAGCCTTCTTCATCAAGAACCATAAAAGTCCGTTGCCAGCGGGCTGGGTCAAATACGATTTCTTTAACATTGAATCTTTCATCCCTAAATGTGCTGACAATTGTTTGTTCTACTTCAGCAACTGGAATGTGCCAGCCCTGTTCAGCATCATCGGGGCGTTCCCATAATCCAACAACCATCAGGTGAGGCTTTTCGCCACCCAATAACCACATCACAAGTGCCGTTGAGTCATTAGAAAAGGCACCATCAAAGGCAAGAATTACATCTTCGCCAGGTTCAGGAAATCTATCTTTATCTTCTAACGCTTCCCAAGCACCTGTTGGCAACCACGCCACTGAGGTACTGACAAAACAATTGAGGCGTTTGGTACGAAACTCAGCTTCAGGTGTGCGCAAAACAGCGCTCTGCATCTCTTGCTTGTCTAGCAAATCATCATAACCAGGATTTGCCTCAAGCCAATTTGATTCGTCACGGTGATCGGCTTCAGGTTGTGTTGGCTCCCACCACGAAAAGAAAAATGTTGAATCCTTCTTTTCACCCTTAACAATCTGTTGGCCGTATTGGTAAAGAGAATAACAAAGAGAATCTTGGCCGTTGCTTTGTGTCTTAACACCTGCAGTTGTGATGCCCAAGAGAAGTGAATCGGCACGCGCACCACCTGCAAGGCTAAGCACATTCCACAATTCCCAACTAGGTTGGGCGTGAACCTCATCAAAGATTACAAGCGGTGAAGGGTT